AGGAAAGAGTGGAATCGTCAAGGAAGTCCAATCGAGTCTCGGAATCGACGATGATGGAGTTGACGGACCAACCACTTGGAAAATGATTTGGGAGAATTTGGTCCACGAAGAAAGTGTCAAGAAACCTGAGCCGCCTGCCCCTCCAGCTCCAGCCCATCCTCGCGTTAACGATTATCCTGAAGTGTATAAGGCTAGCCCAAATCAATCTAGGACTATTAAACCGAGGTTTGTCGTTCTCCATCACAGTAGCGGTAGTCACAACGGTACTAAATCGTGGATTTTAAATCCTGTATCTCAGGTTAGTTACCACTATCTTATCGCAGGTGACGGTTCAAGAACTCAATTTGTCTATGATACTAAGAAGGCATGGCATGCTGGCAAATCTAATTGGAATGGAATCATTGGTTTAAACAGCTACAGCATCGGCGTTTCTTTCTATGGAGACACGTACAAACGAACTCCAAACGTTGTCGAGATTGACTCTGCAGCTAAGAAGTGTATCTACCTTATGGACAAATTTGATTTCGGTATCGATGGGATTCTTACACACGAAATGATTTCTCCTGGTAGGAAGAACGATCCTTCTGAGGAAACATACGAGCTCGTCATTGCACGAATCAAAGCGCTTAGTGCCCAATAAAAAGAGCCACTCTAAAATAGAGCAGCCCTTTGTTTTTAATTAAAGCTTATTGGTTAATAAGCATCTCTCTGAATGCATAATCAGAATGAAACACTTGGCCTCGACCGTTCAGAGTTCCTTCTTGGAACTGGTATGTCTGACCATCAATCAGATGAATCTGAGTCGGATCGTAGAGCGCCGAGTTGTTTAGTGTATCTTTGTTTTCTGACCAAGAGTCGCTTGATCCGCAACTTACCAGCAGCATCAGCAGAGGAAGCAGCAATAGAATCGATTTCATCTTCTATTTTGTCTATATAGGTTTCTCGCTTCCATTGTATATGAGTTGCATATGCCTTAAGCGCTGCAGTAGCAGCAGATAGTATAGCTTTTACCCACATACAACGTTTATTATTTGTTTTTAGCTTTACCAATATTGAGTGCTAGCAAATCAATAAGACTATAAAATTTAGCCATCAATGATCCCTTCCTCGGGGTGGGTGTGATAGCAGCGATAGAAGATGCAAGAGCGATTGCTGCTGCTGCGACTCCGAACCATGGTTGGTCTTGCACGAATTGTAGTATTAGTTCCATATCTTTTATTTTTCTTTCTGTTAATGGATAGTTTGCATAACCATCCTTAATTCTATTTATACTCTAGATTTTTTCAAGAAATGCTCCCATTTTCACCTCCTCACGAAAAAAAGCGCAATTCAACTAAAAAGAGCATGTACAACCACTTATTTTTATGGTAGAATAGTCTCATGCGAACGAAGAAGAATAGGAAATACCTCAAATCTGGAAAGGTTGCCTCACTCGATTTCAAATTTACTGGTGAGGAACCTTCGTGGCACAATTGTGCCGAGGAAGATTTATACAACAAGCTCAGCAAATGCCTAAACTTCTATAACTACTATCTCGACCGCGACGACTATATTCCGATCATTCAAGAATACATGAAGAATAATTCATATTCAGATGACGATATCAACACAATACCTATTGTTCCAAGAACGAGTTTCATGCTTAATATCACTGGAAAACTTTGCCGCTGTTATAATATGGGCATGCCTGAATTCGCAGGTAATCTAGACATGGTCAAAGGCAACATAACAGATTTAATTTCAGATGCCAAACACGAAATGCTTCTTAGAAAATCACTAGTAGTTAAAACCGTCGATAAGCCAGCAAAACCAAATGTCCACGTTATTATGACTGAAAAGGTCAGAGTTTCTGTGCTGTGTGAGCTCGAAGTCATGTTGGATGAGTGGTGCGACGCGAAGGCCAAAATCAAAAAGATGCCTATCGCGTCAATGCTTCGAGGAGAGAACATTCCAGTATCATTTATTGGACCTGTTGTGCAGTGGCTTGAACGGCACAAGAGTGACTACACAGATGCTTACGAAAAAAGGTGTCCTGACATGGTCGAAGGTTTTTCATATCTTTCGGTGCCTCAGCTGCGTAATCGAATTAAAGCGATTGACGACATGCTAAACGAAATTATTCTTTACAAATCTTCAAAGAAAGGATCTCGAAAACCTCGAGTCAAAAAACCGAAATCTGCTGATAAACAAGTCTCACGTTTGAACTACCTAAATGAATCAGTAGAATACTGCATGCAATCATGTGATCCAACGCGGATCGTATGTGCTCAAACGATGTTTATGTTTAATACAAAATATCGGAAGGTAACAATATTTAAAGCGGCTGGACCAGACGGATTCACCGTTCAAGGCAGTACACTAAAAGGATTTGACGAAACCAAATCGTATTCTTTCACACTAAGAAAACCAAAAGAAGTACTACCGATTCTTGCCAGTAAAACCGAAAGGCAAGTTGACAAAGAACTTTCTGCGCTGAAGGCAAAACGGAACCCTGCTAAAGGCCGCATCAATAAAGACACAATTCTAATTAGAACACTATGACCAAAGAAAAAATTACGATCAATCCAGCTATAACCAAAGAACAATTACGTTTCGAAGTAGATAAGCTTGTATATGGCGACGGAATGACATACACAGAAGCAATCATTGAAATCTGCGAAAGAAAAGAAATCGATCCTGAAGATATGGCAAAACTCATTAAAGGCCCACTGAAAAGCAAGCTTGAAGTTGAAGCGATGGATCGCAATATCATTAAAAGAACCACATCAAAACTATACTAAACAAACTTATGGCGGCCGTAGCTCAGTTGGTAGAGCCCCGGATTGTGATTCCGGTTGTCGCGGGTTCAAGCCCCGTCGGTCGCCCCATAAACTATAATAAATCATGAAAACAATTGGACAACACGAAGTTAAAAAGCGCATTAAAAGAAAAGGCATTCATGCCAAGTCGAAAACGTCGAAACTAAAGAACTCAAAAAACTATAAGAAACCATACAAGGGTCAAGGAAATCGATGAATAGTGGTTATCAGGCATACCAAATTTACCAATCGTTAAAACTACACTTCACATCAAACTATGATGCGGTGAAGTACAACTACAAGACTGCTGTAAAACAAAGTAGTTTTGAGAAACGTAGAGATCGTTACTTTTTTGAGAAGCTTTCAAGACGATTTAGTAGAGATGAGCTCATACAATACTTCACCTCAAACTTAATTCAAAACCCAAATACTTGGATCGGGGATATGTGCGATGAGGTCTATGCCACCTATGTGGCGCGCCACGACAAACTCACGTATATGTTCGACCAAGATTTGAGAATTCTAGCTGGCAAAGGGTATTCATTTGATCAGCTGTGTTCAACCACTGAGGATTACTCTGCCAATCCTCTTTTAGAGGCTCTCCGCGCGCTCGAGATTCATCCCGAGACAGTAGTGTTAATGGATGTACTCGTCAACTTCCTAACACGTCTGAGAGCGCAGGTGAGCGATCCATTAGGGATCAACAAAGACACGATCGATATGCTTCTCAAATATAAGGCGATTATGCTCCAGAAGCCATTGCCTCAAAAAATGATCAGAAGCAAGGTTCTTATGTCATTTACATCTTGAGGAATTTGTGGTATAATAGCTCCTGTCAGTCAAAAACAAACAATAATATGAAAAGTAATATACTAAAACAGAAGGCAAAACTATTAGGGCAAAAGTTTCTAGAAGCTTGGAGCGCGTGCTCATTGATCATGGTGCAGGGAGACCTCTCAGCACTGAGTTTAAAACATTTTTTAATCGCAGCAGAGACAGGCTCTTTAACTGGTGTCGCCTTTGTAGCGATAAGCTTTACTAAAATAAAAAACAAGTATGCTCCAGTTTGGCTTACAGGTGTGCTTACTGCGATTGCAGACATTTTAGTTCACCCAACGCACTTTGGCCCGCATTGGGCTGAAGCTGCCGCAACCGGAGCTTTGGCAGCTTTCTTCGCGTTCATATTCACAAAAATGCAAAATGGAAATAGGTAACAAAGACTTTACCCCACCAAAATCATGAGTAATGGCGATGGATGTGAGTGTGCAGCGTATGGTGAATGTGAATGTGCATGTGGTGCAGATTGGACAGATCAAAGGGTGTATGACCTACAATATGAAGGTATTATACTTCGGAAGGCATTAGCTGACTTATTGGATGACTGTTATAAATTTAATGGGGGAGAGACGTGTTTCCTAACCGCTGAGGTTATGAAAAGAGCAGATGAAGTATTAAAGAAAATAAAGAGAGTATGAGCAAACTAATTAGAAACGCGATGGTCACGCCCGATGGCACCTGGCTACAGTCTTGCCACCGTCATGACTACGTAGAATATACTGATGCTAATGGCGAGGTGTATATGGTTGATGGTGGGTTAGACTATGTGCGACGAAGCACCAATGATTCTGCACCACCGGTAGATAAGTGCGTGTACGACGATAGCCCCCATGAGGAACAGCGTGAAGCTGCGATGTGGGGTACGTACGGTAAGAATGGTGATGAGCCACGATCATGCGTATCTATTGCCGATATGGATAAGTCTCACATTGAGGCTGTGCTTGAATCGCAACCTTATGCGCGAAAATCAATTCGAAATCTCATGATGGCTGAATTGGAGTACCGAAATTCTTATAAATAAAATATGATTGAGGAGATGTTACAAGCAAAAAAATTAAGGTCATTCTATCATGTACATCTTAAGCAATTTTTGGTATAATAACTCTTGTCAGTCAAAAACAATATACACTGCAAATACAAAAAATACTATGTCATTCGAAAAACTAAAACAAAACCGCGCCGATGCGATCTCAAAACTTGTCTCAGCTGCTGATAGCAACAGCGAAAAGAAAAGCTATGGAGACGATCGCGTATGGAAACCAACTGTTGATAAAGCAGGTAATGGTTATGCTGTTATCCGCTTCTTGCCAGCAGGAGGTGGAGAAGATCTACCATGGGTACGATACTGGGATCATGGATTTAAAGGATCAACTGGTCGTTGGTACATTGAGAGATCACTGACCTCTATCGG